CTGATACTCTACATTGTAGGGCATGGGGCCTGTTTTTACTCGCTTAAAGCAAATGTCCCAACCATCTTCAAAATCAGTAGGATCGCCTAAGTCTTCTGCTACAGTGATAATTTGTTCCCACAGCTTCTTCTTGAGATTAATTACTTTTAATTCTCCATTGACCAAGCACTGAGTAGCATAGCTCCAGCCGCACTTTAAGTCAGGATAAAAGTCTTTAACCCAATCTTTTTCTTTGTTGTTAAAAGCTTCTGCGTTACGGTCAAATGACAGACACTCCAGAGGAATATCTTTATCGTTTTCACCTTTTACCCAATACACGTATCTAGCGAGAATATCTCCTACTAAACGTAGTTTATTATCCCCTTCTACATACTGGTAGCTTGAAATTGATGATTTTTGTGCGGAACCTTTTTGCTTGTTAAATGAAATTGCCATGTTAGTGTATCTCCTTTTTTGTAACTTCTTCGTATTTAAAGTGAACTATGCCACGATCGTCTATACTAAGTAGTCTGTTTTCTATATATAAATTCCTATCAAGAGGCAGATTTACTGCTTTAATAGTAACGGTTTGTTGCGCTATGTATAATGAAGTAAGCCTAAAAGCGGCTATTCCAAAATACTGTACGACTTCTTTTTTTGTATACTTATAACTATTATAAAATACTACTTCAGGGTGCAACATAAAAGACTGACCCTTAAAATTTATATTTGCCCATTTGTAGAGCCTGTCAAATTTATTGTTAGGTATAGTCTTATGCGTTAACATATCTAACACGTCGAATACATCATTGACGTTTTTATTGCACGTTTCTATTATCTTTTCAAAGTCATAAAGTAACATATATTATACCAAAAGTTTACCATATTGTCAAGCAATATTTTTTTAAAGCTGTTTAATATTGTAGCCTTGTTTTATGTAGTGTCCCATTCTCTGTGATGCTTGGTTCGACGCAGTTTTTCCTACCAAGTGTATATCTAAAATTACGGGGGTTAATTTACCTTCCTCTTTTCTAACTACTCGTCCTATTAACTGGGTCAATAAAGGCTCATTATTTATAGGAGTACCTAAAATTAGGCAACTTAAGCAGTTTAGTGAGATACCTTCAGAGAAAATAGCTTGTGTACCAAATAATACATTAAACCGACCAGCCTCCACCTGAGACATGATTGTTTCTCTTTGATCTTGTGCTACCTCACCCGTAACACAAGCAGCATTATCCCCAACCAGTTCGGCGCAAGCTTTTAAAAAGCTCACGCGGTCGCTTACTACCAGCACTTTGTGCCCTCGGGCTGCGTAACTAGAAGCTAACAGGGCTACCGAGTGTCTGTACTCTTCATTATTAGTTAGATTGTTTACTCTATTAGCCCAGGGTATGTTAGCTCCGTCCATAAAACGCGTTTGAGACCTAAATATATGTATTTCTGGTTGCATAAAGTTTTCTTTGGGTGGTTTAAATACTTTTGATCCAAAGTAATCTTTGAAAACTATATGCTTACCGTCTTTTCTTTCAATAGTTCCTGATAGGCCTATTTTATACCTTGCGTGGTTAGCATCTATAATTTTAGCAAAAGTAGGAGAGGACACATGGTGCATCTCGTCTAGTATAATACAGCCAAACTCTTTAGAGATTTCTGGCAGTTTTCTATACAGACTTTGAGTATTGCCTATTGTAATTAGATCTCCTATTTCAAAATTACCACTACCTATAATTCCTGGAATTATTCCAAATACTTTCTCAACCTCTTTAGCCCATTGAGTCCTTAACGGTACAGTATGAACTACAATAAGAGTTTTTTGTTTTAGCTTTCCTGCTATAGCGAGCGCGGTAAATGTCTTACCCCAGCTTACCCAAGCATTAATAATTGAACTATCGTCAATTTCATCATAAACATCCTGCTGGCTTTTTCTCAGTGAGAAACGAAACTCAGGAAATTCTACTGGTTTATACACCCTTCTATCTACTATTTCATGGGTTTTAGGGATTAGATCCTCTCTGCCAGAAGGAATAGATACTAACTCAGAACTAACTCTGCTCATATTTTTAATTACAATGGGAGGGTCTGTAGGCATAGGAGCAGGCACAACATACGTTAGCTGTTTATTGAGCCACTCTTTGTATCTCCCATCTACTGAGAGAAAAATTCTATTGCCTAGTACTGCTTTCATAATTAAAGTCCCAAGGTTTCTTTTGAAGTTATATATTCTTTTACGAAGTCACTTCTAACTATATCTTTTATTTCAAAATCTATAAAATCGAAACATTCCATAGCTTTAAGTATTCGTATAAAGTCTCTTAAGCCGCTCTGACGTAAATCAGACTGTCGAAAGTCTCCACATAATATTACTCTGCAATTCTCTCCTATTCGAGTAATAATTGAGTCTAGCTCGTGAAAAGACATATTTTGACACTCATCTATAAGAATTGTAGCATTTCTTAGTGTAATGCCACGCACAAAAGAGGTTGTCATAAAATGAACTACGTACTTACTTTTTAAAACTTCGTATGCATCGCCCCTCTCAAACAGATCTATACATATATCCTTATATGGCTCCTCATATACGGAAGCCTTATCTTTTTCTGTACCTGGTAAAAAGCCTATATCCCTAGTAGATACTGCACTTCTAACTATCACTAGTTTTTCATACAACCCCTTGAATATATCGTCAAATGCCAGATATGAGGATATATAAGTTTTACCCGTTCCAGCGACTCCATGTAAGATTAAGTTTTTTTCGCTCTCAAATGCGAGTACTTGGTTTCTTGTTAGAGGTTCTACTGTTTTTAATTTTAAATTAATAGCATTTAAGGTTTTAGGCTTGTGGCGTCTAGCGCCTCTATTTTGGCCTTTTACATTATTTATTTTGGATACCAATTTATTATACCTTTCTGCGCGTATCTTTTTTCGGTCCTTCAGAATACTCGTAGAGCATATAAGGCCATTCTTTTAAATACAAAATCCCTGCGTATCGTTGGCCCGTTTCAGGAGGCCTCGGTACTCTAAAAGGAGGTATTTTTTTGCATATAATAAAAGAACTACCCTCTGCTTTATGTACTTTGTTAATATGTTTGTATTTTAAAGTACACATTTGCGTTTTTTGATAGATAAAAGGGATGCCCTTGCTATCTATAAAATACGGTGTAGCCTGCTTCAGTAATCCTTGTACGGAAATTATCTGTTTATTTAGTTTTCCTAGTCTAGGATCTGATGTTTGAACTCTCCGTAGGCCAAGAGTGTTTCCTGGCATATTCCGATCGTCTATTATTTCATTATCTAGAAATAATAAACCATCCGTATAGCTCCAATTATCAGATCTTAATCTATATATAGGAAAAGTAATATTTTTTATCGTTTTATATGTAATTACCATATATTTTCTTAAATTTACCCATTGAATAGTCCTCGCCTATTTCAAAATCACACCCAACAGGTGCTCCAGGTATACTCAAGCCTCTATCCATTTGAATGTACTTACGAAGAGAGCTGACATAGTTGTCAACATCTTCGTCTGCAACCTCTGCTAAGATAGAGTCATGTACAAGCGCAAATATTTTAGCTTTCATAGAATGGGTTTTAATATGTTGATTCATATCTATAGCGCCCAATAAGTTAATATCAGAAGCAGCAGACTGGACCAAAAAATTAAGACCACTCCTAATCGAATGACTTTGGATTTGTGGATCCGCCGATTGTACATTTGGTAATCTCCTCTTTCTACCAAAGAAACTGTATATAAAACCATTAGCTTGAATAAACTTTTGGTTTTCTTTGATCCATTTATCCAATTTATGAAAAGTTTTAAAATAATCTTCAATTACATCCTTTGCTTCTCCAACTGTAAATACGGTTCCTGAATCTTTGGTAACTTGCTCACTTATCTTTTTAGGGCCAGCACCATACATAATACCAAAAGTAACAGCTTTAGCAGCCTGCCTCTGAGTAGTATACATGTCTGCTATATCCTCTACAGGACAAGTTAGCTTAAAAACTGTTTTTGCAATACTAGAGTGAAAATTTCCTCCACTTTTAAATACGTCCATTAAAGCCGTGTCTTTTGCCAGAATTGCTGCAACATAAACTTCAGCAGTTGTTAAATCCATAGCAACTATTTTATTACCCTCACTTGCCTTAATACAACCCTTTACAATAGGGTTATCTCTTGGCAGTTGCTGCATGTTTAGCTTGCCTGAACTGCTAAGACGGCCACTAGTAGTAGAATGCAAATTAAAACCGGTTCTGAGATGTGAGTCACGATCCAGCTGAGGAATAATTTTATCCAAATATGTATTTTTAATCTTAGACTTTTGCCGTATATTAAGAATGTGGTTAGGTACTTCATGTTCTTGTCCTAGTATTTGTAGAACTTCAGCGTCTGTTGACCAAGCGCCTGTCCCCGTTTTTTTCATTACTGGTTGCAGACCTATATAATCATATAGCAAGGATCGTAGTTGTACTGTACTATTTGGATTAAACTCCTTTCCTTGAGCCTTCTCAAATAACTTAATGGCGTTTACTTTATATAGTTCCTCTACCGCGCTATCTATGTCATCTTGCATGAGCTCCTGGGCGATACGTAGCCTTTTAGCGTCGAAAGGAACACCATTGTTTTGGACATCAATTAGAAACCTAGTTCCTGGTATAAGAATATTATCATATACAGATAGTAGCTTATGGTTTTCTTTAATTTTTTTAAATTTTTGGTATAAAGTAAACGTACACACAGCATCCATTGCTGCATATGTTTTCATTATATCAAACGGAATAGAGCTCCATTGAAAATCGCCCTTTAATATTCCATGCTCTTTTCTATACTGATCCATCCAATCATACATCGGCTTCTCATAGTCTCCGTAGATTGTATACTTTAAAGAAAGGGGCTTTAGTCCATGGCCTCCAGGATTCTCATCTATTAAATAATGAAGCAACATAGTATCTTCAAAATCTGGAAAAACCCACCCAAAATGATACTCAAAGAAAGCTATATCAAACTTTGCATTATGAAAAACAACTTTGCTAGACTTAAACAAGTCAGCAAGCATAGATTCTAGCTCATCATCAAAACATTCAGTATCTATGTATACACCGTCGTCCCCATTATATGACATGGAGATTCCTAGCACGTGACCATCGCGCGGGTATAGTCCCGTTGTTTCGGAATCTAAAGCAATTACAGGATGCTGTGCTGCCTGCCTAACCCATGCTTTAGCTTCGTCAGTATCTTGTATGCCCCGAGCAATATTATCATCTATTACAGTGTCCTCTAGTTCTCCACTAATATACTTAATAATATTATCCTTAGAGGATTCCCAGGTCTTTTTAGCCTCGGGCTTAAACTTAAGCATACCAGGATTGATTACAGGAAGGAACTTTCCTTCTACTTTTTTACCTGAGTACTCTGTAACAGAATTAATTTTTGTAAAGTATTTTAGTGCATCGCTACCCACTAAAATAACCCAATCATATTGGTCTGTATCAATATCAATATCGCAGTCTCTTTTCAGGACTTTTTTAACGCTCGCGTCTGAGCACAAATGATATGTATCAAACGCAAAAGAGCCGTCGAACAATTCTTTAAAATTTGAACGACTCGGTTTAGTTTCTACTAATGCAACTTTAGGCATATAATTTAATCCTTAGATCATTTACTTGAGAATATTTAAGGGCTCCAGGATCTACGTTTTTATTACCGTACTTAATAACTCTGGAAGTGAGACCAACTTTCTCACATAACCCCTCCACACGGGAGGCTTGGGCTTGACCCGCCTCATCATTATCAAAAAATATATCAATATTACTTACTCCTTGCATACCTAGAATTGCTAGTCTGTCCTCTGTAACGTTTTTTACACCGAAACAGCAGATAGCGTTTTCTAGGCCTTTGTCATGTAGATTAAGCATATCAAATATACCTTCCACTAATATAACAGACCCTAAGTTAGGTTTAACTACGGGAAACAATGGCATTTTTACTCCGGCAGGACTATTTAAATATTTGGGAGTTCCCATTGTGGTATGTCGTCCTACAAATGCTACTATTTTTAGTGTTCTATCGCGGATAGGGAACACAATTCTGTTTTGATACTCTTTTAAAGATTGCTGCTGAAACGCCTCAAACTTTCTATAGGTTTCTGGTTTTATATCTCTCCAGTTACCTACATACGGCATAGAATTTTTAGGAAAGGCTAATCCTATATTCTCTGCTCGTACTTCTTGTATTTTCTTCTTTAACATCTCTCTTCGAACCTGCATTTGATTCTGTCGTTCGCCGTAAAGAGTAAACAAATTGCCCTTATACTCACACGAAAAACAATTGAATATACCAGTTATCTGGTCTATTCTCATACTAGGGTTTTTGTCTGGGTGCGCAGGGTTTAAACAGCTTACTAGAAAGTCTCCACCTTTAGGTATGAAGGCAATTTCTTTACTTCTTAAAAGATCTTCTACGTTCATTAACAGTCCGAATCATAGTCTTGCCACTCGTCATATTCAGTGGGCTCATAATAGTTATCATACTCTTCGGAGAGGCTGCCCGTTTCTATGATTAGCTCATATTCTTCAAACTTACTTATCTCCTCCTCTGTAAAAAAGGAGTAGTATTTAGAAAGCCTAGCCATGCCAGTTTGCATCCACTCAAAGTCACCAACATCTACAGCGGCCTCTAAAACAATAAAGTGCTCTTCAATTTTACTTCTAGCATCGTCCTGTTTAATCATCGTCCTATGTCCTCTACTTCGCTTCTTGGTATAACCATGTAAGCTCCTTTATTATAGGCAGGAGCTACGGTAAACTTATGTTGTGTCTTATATGAAGTATCCTTTGCGGGCCTGTAAGGAGTCATCGGAGCGCTTGGGTACTTATTCACTTCGTCTATGCGACTATTAGTAAACAGTGGTTCTTTCATTTCTTTGAAAGGTCTCTTTGTTTTAGTTACTTTATTAACTTTACGTGTATTACGCTTTCTACCTGTATAGGTATAATTAATTGACCCTGATACTATCATGTGTTATCCTCGCTAATTAAGAGTATATTATACAAGAAAACAACTAAATAGTCAAGAGAAATTTTACCCGATGTTGTCATTAATTTCTTCTCCTGTTTTCTCTGAGGAGTCCTCCCGCTCTTTAGGTGTTAGTGTACTATCAGGACCTATCTTTAGGGTATCCCAATTCATGGTTGAAGTGAAGCTGTGCATTGGAGCTGATCTCATTTTTACACAATTAAAACTTATGCAGTTATCCTCCTCACTCCAGGCTTCTAAAGAGTATGCAGCATCTGCGGCATCCAGAATACCTTTAGCAAATCTTGCCTCTCCTGTAGCATCGGTTTGATATGGACTAAATACACACACCTCGTACTCTTGGGCCATAGATTTTAATGCTTTACTTACTTCTATTTGTTCAGTCCAATCATACTGGCCACCAAACCTACTAGGTATATTTGATCTTTTTACCTGGTTAATATAGTCTACAATAATTACTGAAGGCTTAAGTATAGATACTTTTTTATCTAACTCTGCTCTTATCTTTCCTATAGTAAGTGAAGGGTCATATATTACGTCTACCTGTTGTTCAGGGGTAAGATCTCCAAGACTAAGTTTTTGGTGAAACCTGTCAAAATCTCGGTGTTCTCTATACTCATCCAAACGCTCCTGGCCTTT